AAGCAAATCAAAATTTAATAAATACATAATAATGAATTTTATACCAAAAAACCCAAAAAAATTTCAAGGTAATCAAGTAATAATAAATTCTGATAGATTAGTATTTAATGCTAAAAATGATGCTATATTATTATATTCAAATAAAGTTATAGGTTTTTCTACAAAAGGAAATTTTCATTTTGATACACAAAATTCATCAGATAATAAATTTATAGTAAATGCCCCTAATATATATTTAGGATTAAAAAACATAAGAACAGGAGAACTACCTACAGAACCTGCTATTTTAGGAAAAAAACTAGAAGAATTATTAATTGAACTTTTAGATTTCTTAGAATTATTATTAATAGATGTATGTTTTAACCTATCAAATATATCAACAACTCCCGGAACTCCTACAGCAATGAATCCTTCAAATGGATCTATTTTAGACCAAAGAATTAGAAATATTCAAAGTATAAAAAATAATATTGAAAGTATAATGAGTTTAAATACAAAACTAATATAATATGTCTACACAATCAATAAGAAATATAATTACTAATAGTATATCTAGAATTATTTCTGATGTAAAAGAAAGATCAAAAGAAGAAATAAAAAAAAATACACAAAATATAAACCAAAATCTTATTTCATCTAAATCTATAATAAACCATTTAAAATCAAACCAAAATACAGAAACTTGTAGTTCAAAAGGTAAAGAACAATATGAAAAAAAATCAGATAAACTAAAAAAAGAATTAAATAAAGCCGAAAATATTTTATTAAAAAGTATAAATAAGTTACAAGAACTAGAAAACAAAATAAAAGGTTTAACCACCCAAAATACAGAATTACCCCCGGGTGTTTCTAATCCTTTTGAATCTATTAAAGGAATAACAAACGTGTTAACTCCTTTAATATCTACTTTAAATAATGTAATAAAAGTAGCACCTGCTATTTTAGCAGCACAAGTAGGTCTTGCTGCAAATGGAAAAGTAATTGCTGCTACAAATAACAATATTAACAAAGCAAAATCATTAATAAGTGAATATGAAAATTTATTTAGATCTTTACCTAAAATAATACAAACATACCAAAAAATAGCAGATCCTATTTATGAAAATATAAATCTTTTAAAAGAAACAAATCAATCTATATTAGACCAAATAAGTATATCAAAAGCATTTTTAGTATATTTAGAAATGGACCATTTAGATAAATGTAATCAACTTGAAGATCCTTACCCCCCTGATAGTTTAGTTCAAGAGGAACCACCATTATTAACTTTAGAAGATATAATAAATCAAACTAATGAAATTTATGGAAATATATTAGAAGAACTAATAGCCGAAGGAAATACAAGAGCAATAGAAAGAATGTATACACTTAATGAAGAAATAATAGCCATTAACCAACAAGTAGGTGTTCGTACTATAAACCCTCTTGCAGACCCTACAATAGGGATTAACCCATCTGTAACTAACCCAAATACAACTACTAGTCAAACATACACAAGCACAGGAACTTCAACAACTACTAGTCAAAGATATTAAAGAAAACAAATTAAATTTATATTTATAATAAACACTAATAAATAATGAAAGCAAAAACTTTTGAAAACTTAATTAGAAAAATAGTTAGAGAAGAAATTGATTATGCATTACGTAGAGAAATAAAATCCCTTAAAGAAGATTTACGTGATAGTTTAAAACCAACAATTACAGAACAACATATTGAATCTCCTATAAAAAGTAATAAATCCTCTTTAAAAGAAAAAATTATGGGTTCTACACCTATAAAAAAATATAAAAAACAAAACTTTGTAGGAAATAGTACTTTAAATGATCTTTTAAATGAAACTGCTCAAGGAGATACAAACTTAAACAGTACTATGTCTCCTGTAAGTTTATCTGAACCTTTTGCAACAGGAGCTCCTATGCCTATGGATACAACAGGAATGCCTGAATCTGTAGTTAATGCAGTAACAAGAGATTATAGTGATTTAATGAAAGCAATTGATAAAAAGAAAAAATAAATAATATATGCCTATAATAAAACAATCAAGAAGAATAAACCCTTTAAATCTTGATAATAATACCAAGATAGGAGTTGCTTTTCCTTTAAATGAAACTAATTTATTTAAAGGAACTAGTGATACAAAAACTCAGGCAAAATCTAATTTATTAAATCTTTTATTTACACATCCCGGAGAAAGAGTTAATTTACCTACTTTTGGGGTAGGATTAAAAGAACTTATTTTTGAACAAAAAATTAATATAGAAAGTTTAAAAAATATTATACAATCTCAAACAAATAGATTTGTACCTAATATATATATTTCAAATTTAAAATCAGAAATGTCTGAAGATGAACACACATTAAATATTTTTTTAACCTATATATACAAATTAGATAATTCTTCTGATTCAATACAATTTAATTTTAGATACTAATGGCTTATTCAAAAACTTCAAATAAATATCAAGATAAAGATGTAAAATATTTAAGTAAAGATTATAATAGTTTTAAAGATCAACTTTTAACTTTTGCACAATCTTATTTTCCTAATAATTTTAATGATTTTAGTGAAGGTAATCCTGCAATGATGTTTTTAGAAATGTCTGCTTATGTAGGAGATATTTTATCTTTTTATACAGATACCCAATTAAGAGAATCATTTTTATCTTTAGCCCATAATGAAGAAAATATATATAATTTAGCTTATACTATGGGTTATAAACCAAAATTATCTTCTGCAGCTTCTGTAAATTTAGATATATCTCATTTAGTTCCTTCAGATCCAAGTAATAATTATGAACCTGATTATAGTTATGCTTTAACAATAAAAACTAATTCTATATTTAAAGACCCAGGAAGTAATACTAATTTTATTACAACAAAAGCTGCAAGATTTGATTTTTCATCTTCATTTGAACCTACTGTAAAAGATATATATCAATATGATACTAATAATAACCCTGAATATTGGTTATTACAAAAGACAGTTCCAGCAATTTCAACAAAAAAAGTAACCCAAAAATTTACTATTGGTACCCCTACAAAATATAAAACACTTAATATATTTGATAGTGATATAATATCAATAGAATCTATTAAAGATTCAGATGGTAATACATGGACAGAAGTTCCTTATTTAGCTTGTGATACTGTATTTGAAGAAATAGAAAATACAGGAGCTAATGATCCTAAATTAGCACAATATAATAACCAAACCCCTTATTTATTAAAACTAAAAAAAACAACAAAAAGATTTATTACTAGAGTAAAATCTAATAATGAATTATTAATTCAATTTGGGGCAGGTATAAGTGATAAAGCAGATGAAGAGATTATCCCTAACCCTGATAACATAGGTTTAGGAATTAAAGATGGTAGAAATAAATTAGATACAGCATTTGATCCATCAAATTTTTTATATACTAAAACTTATGGAGAAGTCCCTTCAAATACAACACTTACTGTAACTTATCTTAAAGGAGGAGGTTTAGAATCAAATGTTCCTAGTAATACTATAACAGAAAAAGGAGGTTTAATTCTTTCAAATAAACCACAAACAAATGGTGGGATGGTAAATTTTGTTCAAACTTCAATACAATCTACAAATCCAGAAGCAGCTAGTGGAGGAGGAGAAAAAGAATCACTAGAAGAAATAAGATTAAATACTATGGCCCATTTTGCTGCACAACACAGAACAGTAACTAAAGATGATTATATTATTAGAACTATGTCTATGCCTGCACAATTTGGTAGAATAGCTAAAGCTTATATAACACAAGATGACCAACTTTCCCCTATAACAGGTGAAGTAGGAAGAATACCCAATCCTTTAGCACTTAATTTATATACTTTAGGTTATGATTTTGAAAAAAACTTAACAACTTTAAATTTAGCTACCAAAAATAATTTAATGACTTATTTAGAACAATTTAGAATGTTAACAGATTCTATTAATATTAAAGATGCTTTTATCATTAATTTTCAAATAGAATTTGAAATAGTAACTCTTAAAAATTATAATAACCAATCAGTATTACTTAGTTGTATAAATGAATTAAAATCATATTTTAATATAGAAAAATGGCAAATTAATCAACCTATACATATCTCTGAAGTTTATTCCTTAATAGCAAGTGTAGAGGGAGTACAATCTGTATCAAGTTTAAATTTTGAAAATGTAAGTGGAGTATCTCAGGGATATTCATTATATAGATATTCTTTTAATAAAGCTACTAAAGATGAAATAATATACCCATCAATGGATCCTAGTATTTTTGAATTAAAATACCCTAATACTGATATTAATGGAAGAATAACAACATATTAAAATGGCACATTATTTTATATTTCCGGAAAAAGACACAACAGTATACAGTCACCCTGATAGATCAGAAATGAATGCTGGGCAAGATGAAATTCTTGAACTTGTAAAAGAAAAAGGATCTACTGACCAATACCACCACCCTTCAAGAATTTTAATAGCTTTTAATAATGAAGATATTAAAACTGCACATAATTTGATAGGTTCAGAAGTATTTAACTCAACTACAATAGCAACTACTGCGTCAGTTACTTTACAACTAACAGTAGCTAGTACTAAAAATTTAGTATCAACACATAATATTAATGCTTATGCTGTATCTCAATCTTGGACTGAAGGAACAGGTAGATATTTAAATTTACCTACAAGTTCTAATGGAACTTCTTGGATTTTTAGAGATGATTCAACAACAGCAACCCCTTGGACAGGAAGTGGAGAAAACCCACCTTCATCTGATTGGTTTGGAACAGGTGTATATGGTACAGGATCTATAAGTTCTTCAGTATTAGAACAAGGTGGAGGAACTTGGTATACAGGAAGCGAATTCTTTGCTACTCAACAGTTTTTAGAAGGAGATTCTTTAGATACAATGTTAGAAGTAAAAAATATTGTAAAAAAACACAGTGCTAGTTTATTTAATAATGACCCTATCCCAACAGGAATAGAAAATTATGGATTTTTACTAAAAATGCCAGATAGTGTTGAACATAATACATCAAGTAGTTTTGGTGAAATACAATATTTTTCAGTAGATACTCATACAATATATCCTCCAAAGTTAGTTTTTAAATGGGATGATTCATCTTATTCTTTACCAGATGGAAAAGAAGCTAAAAGTGGATCTTTATTTATATCTCTTTATAATAATAAAGAAGAATATAACCAAAATGATGAAGTTA